ATGGCGGACACGACCTCGTCCGCAGGTGGCGCGCGCCCGGAACGGACGCGTGCCCCTGCCAAGAAGCCTGCGGCCCCGCGCAACTGGCGCAGGCGCTTCCTGGCCGAACTGGCGGCCACCTCGAACGTCAGCGCCTCGGCCAAAGCGGCAGGGGTTGCCTCCTCCACCGCCTACGAGGCGCGCCGCGATGATCCGGAATTCTACTGCCAGTGGCAGGAAGCCCTGTGCGAGGGCTACGACCACCTGGAAATGACCCTCCTGCAGCGCCTGCGCGAAGGGGAGATCAAGCCGCCAACGGGCGCGAAGCGTGGCACCCGCGTTTTCGACAACGCCACCGCCTTTCGCCTGTTGACCGCGCACCGCGAATCCGCCGCCCGCCAGCGTGCCATCGTCGAGAACCGCAACAGCGAAGCCATTCTCGATTCCATCAACGCCAAGATCGAGAAGATGCGCGCCCGCAGTTTTGACGCGGCCCCCTCCATCCCCAAGGCAGGAACGTCCGATGCACAGTGAGCATCTCCAGATCCTCCTGGCCATGGCGCCCGAGCACCGCCACCAGGTCCTGCGCGCCTTGACCGAGGCCGAGCGCGAGGAACTGGAAACCCATTGGAAGCTCTGGGCGCGGCCCGAACAGCTGGCCCCTGACGGCGACTGGCGGACCTGGCTGATCATGGCCGGGCGCGGCTTTGGCAAGACCCGCGCCGGGGCCGAATGGGTGCGCAGCGTTGCCGAGGTCGATCCGAACGCCCGCATTGCCCTTGTCGGCGCGAGCCTGCCCGAAGTGCGCGCGGTCATGGTCGAGGGCGAGAGCGGCCTCCTTGCCATCTGCCCCGCGCGCCGCCGCCCTGTCTTTGAACCCTCGCTGCGCCGCCTCGTCTGGCCCAATGGCGCACAGGCCCTTCTGTTCTCCGCCGCTGAGCCCGAATCCCTGCGCGGTCCCCAGCACAGCCACGCCTGGTGCGACGAAATCGCCAAGTGGGACAATGCCTCCGAGCGCGCGGTGCGCGCCTACGACAACCTCGTCCTGGGCCTGCGCCTGGGTGAACGCCCCCAGCTTGCCGCCACTACCACGCCGCGCGCGGTGCCCCTCGTCACCCGGTTGCTTGCGGAACCGGACGAAACGCTCGCCATTACCCGTGGCCGCACCGAAGACAACGCGGCCAACCTGCCGCCCACCTTTCTCTCCCACGTGCGCCGCGCCTACGGGCAAAGTCAGCTGGGTCGCCAGGAGCTCGACGGCGAACTTCTCGCCGACATCGATGGCGCACTGTGGAGCCGCGCGCACCTCGAAGCCTGCCGCGGAGCCTCACCTACCGACCTCATACGCGTTGTCGTGGGGGTCGACCCTCCCGCGTCGGCAGGCGGCGATGCCTGCGGAATCGTGGTCGCGGGTCTCGATTCGACGGGCCGTGCCCATGTCCTCGCCGATGCCTCGGTGCGCAAGGCCAGCCCCGAGCGCTGGGCCCGTGCGGCCGCTACCGCCGCCTCGGCCTGGCAGGCCGAACGCGTCATTGCCGAAGCCAACCAGGGCGGCGCGATGGTCGCCAGCGTCCTGCGCGCCGCAGACTTCGCCCTCCCCTTGCGCCTCGTCCATGCCAGCCGGGGCAAGGTTGCCCGCGCCGAACCTGTTGCCGCGCTCTACGAAGCGGGCCGGGTACGTCACGCGGGAACCTTCCCCGATCTCGAGGACGAGATGTGCGGGCTTCTGGCCGGAGGTACCTACCAGGGTCCCGGCCGCTCGCCCGACCGCGCCGATGCGCTGGTCTGGGCACTCACCGAATTGCTTCTGGGCAAGAGCGTGCAGCCGCGCGTGCGCCTCGCCTGATACGGAGGGAGCCCTCTCCATCAGGCCTTCCGCCCCCTCCCCCTCCCATCTCTTTGCTTGTCCCGCTTGCGGGAGAAAGGCCGGTCATGTCCTTCCTCGATACGCTTGCCGCCGCCTTCAAGGGTGAAACCGCGCGCGTGCCGCTGGCGCGCGGCGCCGCCTCGCCCTGGTACTTCGCCGAGGGAGGCTCGGGCCGCGCGCCCTATGAGTACACCGGCTCCGTCCAGCGCGCCTACCTCGAGAACCCGGTCGCCCAGCGCGCCGTGCGCCTAGTGGCCGAAGGCATCGCGGGCGCGCCGCTCAAGCCAGCCGACCCCGCCCTCGCCCGGCTGGTGAACGCGACCAGCGCGGGCCAGTCGCTGCTCGAAACGCTCGCCGCGCAGCTGCTTCTTCACGGCAATGCCTACGTACAGATCCTGAAGGATGCGCGTGGCTACCCTGTCGAGCTCTTCGCCCTGCGCCCCGAGCGCATCACCGTCCTTGCCGGTAGCGACGGCTGGCCAACGGCCTACAGCTACGAGGTCGCGGGCAAGCGCATTACGATCCCCGCTCTGGATGAGGACGCCTCGCCCAACCTCGTCCATATCCGCCACTTCCATCCCGGCGACGACCATTACGGCGCGGGCTGCCTGTGTGCCGCCGATCAGGCCGTCGCCACCCACAACGCAGCCTCGGAATGGAACCGCCAGCTGCTCGAGAACGCGGCCCGCCCCTCGGGCGCGCTGGTCTACGACACGGGCGAGGGCACGCCCCTCAGCCCCGACCAGTTCGAACGCCTCAAGAGCGAGCTTTCCAGCGCCTTTTCGGGCGTGGGTAACGCTGGACGCCCCATGCTGCTCGAAGGCGGGCTTACCTGGCAGGCCATGGCGATGAGCCCGGCGGACATGGACTTCGCAACACTGAAAGCTGCCGCCGCGCGCGACGTAGCGCTCGCCTTCGGGGTTCCCCCAATGCTGCTGGGCCTGCCCGGCGATGCGACCTATGCCAACTACCGCGAGGCCAACCGCGCGCTCTGGCGCCTGACCCTCCTGCCGCTAGCCGCCAAGCTGCTGGCCGGCCTGAGCGAAGCCCTCAGCCCCTGGTTTCCCGAAGCCGATCTCGCCATCGACCTCGACCGAGTGCCTGCGCTGGCCGAGGACCGCGAGCGGCTCTGGGCGCAGGTCTCCGACGCCGATTTCCTCGACGTGGACGAGAAGCGCGCCCTGCTCGGCCTATCGCCCCGTTCGTCCTCGCGCGCCACTTTGCCCACCGCCACGACTGGCCATCCGGAGAACAAATCATGAATCAGAAGGATATGCTGGTCGGCCTGATCGCGCAGGCCGCTGCCGAAGGTTCGGACCTGGTGACGCTGCGCGCGATCGTCGAAGAGGCGAGCGAAGTGGGCGCACAGCGCATGCTGGCCCTCATCGGCCTCGATGACGACACTGCACCCGAGGACCTCTGCGAACTGCGCGAATTGCTGCGGGCCTGGCGCGATGCCAAGACCAGCGCGCGCAACGCCGCGGTCGGCTGGGCGGTGCGCGGGTTCCTCGCCCTGCTCTTGCTCGGCCTTGCAGTCCGGCTCGGCGCAACAGAGATGCTGCGGTGATCGCGCCTGCCCCGTTTACCCACGCGCCCGCGCGCAGCTCCACCTTGCGCTTTGCAGGCTACGCAGCCCTCTTCGACACACCCGATGCCGGCCGCGACACGATCCGACGCGGCGCCTTCGCCCGCACCCTGGCCGCGCGCGAGGACCCGTTGCCGCTCCTGTGGCAACACCGCGCGGACCTGCGCATCGGTTGGATCGAGGCCGTTTCCGAGGATGCCCGGGGCCTTCGCGTGATTGCCGCGCTCGACCGGCCCGAGGCCGCCCCTGGCCTTGCCCTGAAGCGCGGGAACGTGACCGGCCTCTCCTTCGGCTACCGGGCCCGCACCAGCCGAACCGGGCCTGCAGGCCGCGAGTTACTCGCCGTCGACCTCTTCGAGGTGAGCCTCGTCACCCACCCCATGCAGCACGGCGCGCGCGTCCACCTCGTCTCCTGAGGTCCGCGCGCCCCGCTCCCCTTCCTTCCCCGTTTCCCTGCCGCCCGTCGCGGGCGGCTCCACTCCCCGCGAAAGGTGATACCCCATGGAAAATTCCGTCCCGGCCGAATCGCTCGATTCGTCCTTTGACCTCGTCACCCGCATGGATGCGACCGAACAGAGCGTCGAGGCTCTGCGCGGCGATGTTGACGAGGTGAAGGCGCGCCTCGATCGCGTCAGCCGTGCCGCGGCCCGCCCTGTCATCGCCGGCTCCGCCGAAGGCGCGCCGAGCCTGGAACTCAAGGGCTTCGTCGATGGCTACCTGCGCGCCGGGCGCGAGACCGAGTGGAAGTCGATCTCCGGCGCCGTCCCCGCCGACGGCGGCTATGCCGTCCCGCGCGAGATCGATGCACTCATCGCCGCGCGCCTCAAGGCGGTCAGCCCGATCCGTTCGATCGCGCAGGTCGTCCAGACCGGCTCGGCGGGCTACCGCAAGCTGATCTCGACCGGCGGCACCGCATCGGGCTGGGTCAGCGAGACCGCCGCGCGCCCCGAAACAGACTCGCCCAGCTTCGCCGAGATCGCCCCGCCGACGGGTGAACTCTATGCCAACCCGGCCGCCAGTCAGGCCATGCTCGACGATGCCGGCTTCGACTTGCCCACCTGGCTCGCCGACGAGATCGCGACCGAGTTCGCGCGCGCCGAAGGGGCTGCCTTCGTATCGGGTTCGGGCACCAACCAGCCCCGCGGCTTCATCACCGGCACGACCAGCACGGCGGGCGATGCCACGCGCCAGTTCGGCACGCTCCAGCATGTTGTCTCGGGCAACGCCAGCACGCTTGGCGCAAACCCGGAGCTCAAGCTGATCGATCTCGTCCACGCGCTCAAGGCCGGGCATCGCCAGGGCGCAAGCTGGGTGATGAACGCGCAGACCCTGGCCCTGGTGCGCAAGCTCAAGACCAGCGACGGCGCCTTCCTGTGGCAGCCCGGCCTTGTCGATGGCCAGCCCGACCGCCTGCTCGGCTACCCAGTCGTCGAGGCCTCGGACATGCCCGACGTGGCCGCGAACGCCACCCCGATCGCCTTTGGCAACTTCCGCGCGGGCTACCTCATCGCCGAGCGCAGCGCGACCGCGATCCTGCGCGATCCGTTCACAAACAAGCCTTTCGTCCACTTCTACGCGACCAAGCGCGTGGGCGGCCAGGTGCTCGATTCCGACGCGATCAAGCTGCTCAAGATCGCGGCCTGATCCACCTCGGCGCAAGATGCGCACAGAAGGACGGCTTCTTCCCTCGTCCGGAAGCCTTCCTTCCGCGCCTGGCGGGCCTTCCCCTCCCCGCTCGCCCTTGCGCCCGGCCCGCGCCGCCTGCCTTCCCCTCGGACGGCGCGGGCCCTTCTTTTCTTTGATCTCTCCCGCCCACGACAACGATCGGAGATGCCGATGAACCGGGTCATCCTTACGCCGGCCGCGCTGCCGTCATCGGCGCTTGCCGAGCTCAAGCAGTGGCTCGGCATCACGACCGGGTACGATGACGATGCGCTGGCCAGCCTGCTCGGCGCCGCGCTCGAGACCTGCGAAGCCTTTACCGGCCTGCTCCCACTCGAAAGCACCTGCGAGGAAGTCCTCCCCTCCTCGCGCGACTGGACCAGCCTTGCCACCCGCCCGGTGCAGGCCATCACCGCGCTCGAGATCCTCGGCGCAGACGGCTCCCGCACCCCTGTCCCGGCCAGCGACTATGCGCTCGACCTCGAGGCGGACGGGACGGGCCGCGTGCACCTTCTGTCTTTTGCCGCAGGCCGCCTCGCCGTCCGCTTCACCGCAGGGCTCGCGGCCGACTGGGACGCCCTGCCCGACACCTTGCGCCACGGCATCGTACGCCTCGCCGCCCACCAGCATCGCGAGCGCGAGGGCGGCGGCGCCTCGCCCCTGCCGCCGGCCTCGGTCGCGGCGCTGTGGCGGCCCTGGCGCCGGATGCGCCTAGCATGAGCGCACGGCGCCTTGAAGGCGACAGCGCAAACAGCTTCGAGCCGCTCGCCCGCGACCTGACGCGAAAGGCCCGGCGTCTTGCCGAGACCACGCTCGCCGCACGCCGTTTGGCGTCCAGCGACGGCGATGCCCCCTGGCGCCGCGCGGACCTCGTCTGGCCGCTTTTCGGGAAAGGATGACAGATGGAAGAAATGCTCCTTCGCGCCGCCCTTCTTACCTGGCTCCAAGGCGACCCGGCCCTTTCCGGCTCCCTCAACGCCATCTGCGAGGAAGCCCCCTCGCGCGCCAGCCTGCCCTGGCTGGCGATCGCCACCAGCGCCAGCACCGATTGGAGCAGCAAGACCCACCGCGGCCGCGAGGTGCGCGTGGCGCTTGAACTACAGGGCCGTGGCGATGTCCCCGCCAGCATGGCCGCGCTCGTCGCCAACATCGAGGCGCGCATCGAAAACCTACCCGCCGCGCACGAAGGCATCGAGATCGTCACGTCCCGTTTTCTGCGCGCCCGCTCCGAGCAGCGTCCCGGCAACCGCCGCGCGGTGCTTCTCGAATACGCCTTCCGGCTCATCGCCAGCTGATCCCTTCCCCACAGGAGACCCGACATGACCGCCCAGAAAGGCAGTGCGTTCCTGCTCAAGATTTCCGACGGCGCCAATCCGCCGACCTATCAGACCGTCGCGGGCCTGCGCACCACGCAGATGTCGGTAACCGGCGAGACAGTGGTCACTACCCACAAGGGCAGCGGGGGCTGGCGTGAGCTGCTCTCGGGCGCAGGGACCCGCACGGTCTCGGTCAGCGCGGCGGGCATCTTCCTGGGCAGCGCGGCCGAAGCGCGCATCCGGGTCAACGCGATGGAAGGCACACTTGACGACTACGAACTGAGCTTCGAGGACGGCGAGAAGCTGCGTGGCCGCTTCCTCGTCCAGCGCCTGGACTATGCGGGCGATTTCAACGGTGAGCGCAACTACACGCTCCAGCTGGAAAGCTCGGGCGCGATCGCGGCCGCATGAGCGCGCCTGCCAACCCCTTGCGCGGCGAAGCCACGCTGGAGATCGCAGGTCAGGCGCATGTCTTGCGCCCCTCGTTCGCCGCGCTGGTTGCCGCCGAAGAGGAACTGGGGCCGCTCTATGCCCTGGTCGAACGGGCGGGCGAGGGCCAACTGCGGCTGGGCGAAGTGGCGACGCTGTTCTGGCACTGCCTCCAGCCGGCCACGGCCTTCCCGCGCGAAGCCGTGGGCGAGGCTGTCGCCCGGCTGGGTCTGGCCCGCTGTGCCGTCCCGTTACGCACCCTGCTCGGCCAGATCCTCAAGGGCACGGTGTGAGCGAGACCCCGGTGCGGTTCGGGGCCGGTGCCACCCGCCTGTGCGCCCTTTCCGCCCGCCTGCTGGGCTGGCGACCACATGAGTTCTGGAATGCCACCCCCGAGGAATTGGCGACGATCCTCCAGCCCGCGACCGATGCCCCTTCCCAAGGGCTCGACCGCGCCACCCTCAACGCCATGATGGAGCGAGACAATGAGCGATGACATGGACGAACTCCTGATCGAGGTACGCGCGAGCACCCAGGCCTTTGCCCGCGACATCGCGGTCCTGCGCGGCGAGATCGACACCGGCCTTGGCGATGGCTTTGCCCGCGCAGGCGATCGCTTCGAGCGCAGTCTGACCGGGGCGATCCGCCGCGGTAGCCTGGGCTTCGAGGATCTCAAGAGTGCCGCCTTCTCCGCCTTTGACGCCATTGCCGCGCAAGGCATGACCACGCTGATCGGCGCGGTTAGTGGCGGCAGCGGCGCGGGCGGCGCCCTGGCCGGTCTGGTCCCGGGGCTGCTCGGGCTGCCTGGCCGGGCGACCGGCGGGAACGTGGCGCCTGGCCAGGGCTATCTCGTGGGCGAACGGGGGCCGGAAGTTTTCGTGCCCACTTCGGCGGGCCGCATCGAGACCGCAGAAAACCGCCAGCCGCCGCGCGACGTACGCGTGGCCATCTCGCTTGCGGGGGAGCGCGGCGCGAGCACCCCGCGCGCCTTGCAGCGCTCCTCGCGCCAGATTGCAAGCTCTGTACGCCGTGCGCTCACCGCCTCCTGACGTTTCGGTCATCCACTCTATCGCCGACGAGGAACCCGCCCATGGCCTTCTGGCTTGCCGACAGTCGCAAAGGACAGGACAGTGACTGGATCCAGCGCTTCGATCCACGCTTCTGGACCGTCAACTACCCCCGCCCCATGGTCGCGACAATCCTCTCGACTGGCCCCGATTCCCTGCGCGTCGAGGCCAGTTTCCTGCGCGAGATCGACCTTGGCGGTCTCATCTGGGCAAGCGAGGACACGCTCGACCACCCGCTCCTCGCTTACCGCACCGACCGTGACTACTCCCACACGCACCTCAGCTTCCGCTGGCGTTCGGGCGGCGTGCTGGCGCTCGATGCGGTCAATGGCCCGACGCTGACCATCGAGGGGCGCGACTCGCAAGGGACGGCGCGCACCTGGTACGTGCGTCTCTGGAACTATGCGCAGGGCAGCCCAGAGGATGCGGTGATTACGCTGCCCTTCTCGCAGCTTGAAGGTGGCTTCTCTCTTCCGGCGGACTCCGATCCGGTGTGGCCGGGTGATATCGACCGGATGTTCATCTCCTTCGCGCCGCCGGGCTACGTTGCCGGCAGCGAAACCCCGCTCCCCGCCGAGGCGGAAGGCTGGATCGAAGTGAGCGCGATCAGCTGCGATGGCGAGCGCGCCATGCTGGAGATCGGCGACGTTTTCCTGCCCCCGCACGGCCTTGCCATCGCGACCGGCTATGATGACGACGGCGTCCAGACCCCGGCCCGGCTCGTGCGCACCATACGCCAGCTCGGCTATCGCGGCACGGTCCTGCACTACGTGGGCATGAGCCATTTCTTCCGCCTGGCCCAGGCCTCGGGCGACTTTCTGGTCTCGACGTCCGGCGATCCGCTCAACACCCCCACCCGCACCTGGCATGCGGCCTTCTTCGCCGCGTGCGCCGCGCAAGGATTTCGCCCGATCGCGTCCCTTTCCTACGAACTTTTCGCCCAGCACTGCCCGGATGACTGGATGCAGCGCGACCATCTGGGCAATCCGGCGCTCACCGGCTGGGAGCCACCGTCCTCGTTGCTCTCCCCCGCCCACGCCCAGGCAATGACCTGGCTGCAATTGGTCGGCGGTTCCTTTGCCCAGCTGATGGCGGACGCGGGGTGCGAGGTCCGCTTTCAGGTCGGCGAGCCCTGGTGGTGGACGACCGCAGAGGGAAGCATCTGCCTCTACGATGCGGCATCGTCCGCAGCTCTGGGCGGCGATCCCGTGACCATCCCGGACATGCGCGAGCCCCTCACTCCCGCACAGACCGACCTGCTCGATGCCGCCGGAGCCCTGCTCGCGCAATCCACCGCCGCGCTGGTGAGCGCAGTTCGCGCCGCCGTCGCGCCCGATCCCGTCGAAGCGCTGGCGCTCGTCTTCACCCCCACGATCCTCGCCCCTTCGATGCCCGAACTCTACCGCGCCAATTTGCCCGTTGGCTGGGCGGCCCCGGCCTTCGACCGTCTCCAGGTCGAGGACTACGACTGGCTCACTGAGGGGCGCGATGCCGCGCGCCGCCGCGCCTACGAGACGGTGAACACACGCCTGGGCTATCCCCCGACAGAGCAGGACTACCTCGCGGGCTTCGTCCTTGATCCTGACGACGCCGACCTGTGGCGGCGGATCGATGACGGCATCGACGAAGCCCAGGCCCGCAGTCCCCACGAGATCATTGTCTGGGCGCTGCCCCAGATCATGCGCGATGGCTACGTGCGCCTTCCCGCGCCCCCTCCCCCCCCGACCGGAGACGAGGCAATGCAGGCCTTCGACGATATCCTCTATCCTCTCGCGCTCGGCCGCGATGCCACCGTGACCCCCGAATTCTCGACCAGCGTCTCGGTGACCGCTTCGGGCTTCGAGCGCCGCAACAGCCTCTGGGCCAATGCCCGCCTGCGCTTCGACGTGGGGCCAGGCGTGCGCTCGGAAGCCGAACTGGGCACGCTCATCGCCTTCTTCCGTGCTCGCCGTGGTCCCGCGCGTGGCTTTCGCCTGCGCGATCCCAGCGACTTCAGCTCGGCCAGCATGGTCGACACCCCCACCGAGCTCGACCAGGAACTGGGAGAGGGAGATGGCCTGCGCGCCGATTTCGCGCTTCTCAAGTGCTATGGCGAAGGCGAGGCCCTGCAAGTGCGCCGGATTACCCGGCCCGATGCCGCAAGCGTGCTCGTCTCGCTCGATGGCGTGGTCCAGAAGGGCAACTGGACCCTTTTGCCTGGCGGCGTGATCACCTTCGACGAAGCGCCTCCAGCAGGAAGCGTGGTACGCGCCGGCTTCCTCTTCGATGTGCCCGTGCGTTTTGCCGATGACCAGCTCGAAATTTCCGGCTCCTCGTTCGCCGCCGGCGAGGCTCCCAGCGTGCCCATCGTCGAAATCCGGGAGGCCATGTGATGCGCACCTGGTTTTCCGAGGAGCTTGAAACCGTAGCCCTTTTTTGGCGCATCCTGCGCCGCGACGGCGTCACTCTGGGTTTCACCACCCACGATGCGGACTTGTGGTTCGATGGGGTCCTCCACCGCGCCTCGCCCGGAATGCTGCCCTCCTCGATCCGCCGTTCAGCCGGGTTCGAACCGGACAGCGCCGACGTGCGCGGGGCCATCACCCATGGTTCGATCACCCAGGAGGATCTTGAGCAGGGTCGCTTCGACGGCGCAGGGGTACGTATTGGCCTTGTCGACTGGGAAACCTTCGAGCACCACCTGCTCTACACCGGAAGCCTTGGCACCATCCTCGAAAGCGACGGCGGCTTCGAGGCTCAGCTTTCCTCGCGCAAGAGCGAACTCGCGCGCGACACCCTGCCGCGCACCAGCCCTTCGTGCCGCGCGGAATTTGCAGGACCTGGCTGCAACCTCAGCGCGCGTCGCTTCGAAACCGAGACGCACATCCTCGATGCCAACGAAGAGGAAAATAGCGTCACGCCTGCGAGCCTCACCGATCCTGTCCTGTTTACGGGCGGCACCCTGCGCTGGCTCGATGGCGCACGCACGGGCCAGATCGTCACCATTCTCGGCGTGACCGCTGAGGGCGCGCTGGTGCTCGACCAAGCGATGGAGCCGGCTCCCTTGCCAGGCACACCCGTGCGCCTGCGCGAGGGCTGCGACCACACGCTGAACACCTGCTCCACCCGCTTTGCCAACGCCATCAATTTCAGGGGCGAGCCGCACCTGCCCGGCAACGACCTGCTTCAGCGTTACCCTTCCGCCCTGTGACCCGCGCCACGCACCTCGCTTCTACTCCTGCCGCCCTGATCGAAGCCGCGCGCGCTCTCGTAGGCACGCCCTTCCGACTATGCGGGCGTAATCCGGCGACGGGACTGGACTGCGCAGGCCTCATCGGCGCCGCATTGGCGAGACTGGACCGGCCACTCGCACTACCGGCGCGCTATACGCTGCGCTCCGAGCAGCCCCCCGATGCCGGGAGCATTCTCGCTGCCGCCGGACTGCACCCAGCTCTTGGCAAGCCAGCGCCCGGAGACATCGCGATGGTCCGCACCTGTACATGCCAATACCATTTCCTCATCCACAGCGCGCCCGACAGCAACATCGCGATCCATGCCCAT